CCTCCGTGTCCACATCGGCATCCATCAGCGAGGATGGAGTCTGCAAGCGGTCAAACTTGTACTCCAGGCTGTCCAGATAGCCGAAGTTGCTGGCATGATACTTGTGCGAGGGTTTCATCGACGAATAGAATCCATCCCGTGCAATGCCGATGCGCTTGCACAGGATGGATGTCTGGAAGGTCAGTGGGGGAAGGTCGCGTTTCATGTCGGCCACCCATTTCTCGCCCAACAGTTGCAGGTTATAGATGGAGGAATACTCCTTGTAGAAGAGTGCCACCGAACGCAGACGACACAAGTCGCGCTCCATGGTGCGCATGTGTCCCGACAGATAATCGGGAACAGGCTTGCCCATCATCTGCAGGTCGCGGACTTTTGCCTTCAGCCGCCACAGTTCGTACACGATGCCTTGAATGACCTGTATCAACTCCGGGTCGCACTTCCGCTCGAAGTCGAGGAACCACGATCCTTTCTTGGTGACAGGCATATCGGAAGTTATCATCATGCCATGGTGGAAGTAGTGACTGCCGAAGTGCTGCTTGTTACCACGGTTGGCTGGGAGGGTCTCGTCCTTCAGCTGCTCGAAGTCGATGAACTTGGCTTCGTCGATAATCAGTCCGTCGTAGCTGTGTGAGTTGGAAGTGCCCGAACGGTCTTGCGAAATGATGATTGCAATACTGCCGTTGTAGAACGACAGCACATTATCCCAGTTCTCGGGGGTGAAGATTGGTTTTCCCCATCCCCATGATTCTGGTGGGCGACGACCGACGATCCAGTGCACACCGCGACGGAATCCCCAGTTCTCCCAGTGGATGAGCAGGGATGGAAGTGTGTTTGTCAGCACACGTTTGGCATTGGGGCCTACAATACCGATGCTGCACCCTGGCATCCGTTGCATCAGCTTCAGCAGTTGTGCTGCCTGCATGGGACCTTTACCGATACCACGGCCACCTACCACCACAGTATCTTTGGCTGCAGTGTACATCACTTCCTGTTGCGGGTCGTTGAAGTACTGCTTCATTCTTCGCCTCCTATCTTTTTAGGAATCTTGAATATATCATCTTCGTTGAAGTCTGCCGGTTCGTAGTCAACATCCTCGATTTCGTCATGCCAGTACTTCTGAATGGTCGTCTTGATTTTCTCACGCACATTGGGTATAGGCTTCAGTCCGATGACCGTAGGATCATCCGTCGGAGTGAACGGCTGCACCACAATCTGGTCGTAGCCTTTGTCCACCTGGTCATCCTTGTCGAGCTGATTGTACTTGCCGTAGTAATTGGATGCACTTGCCATGGCGCGTGCGTCCTTTATGCGGCGTGCCATGTCGAATGTCTCCTCTATCATGACGGAGAACCTGTAGCGGTGGTAGTCCTTTGTGGTCTTTGTCAGATTTCCCAACAACTGTTTGAGGAGGCGGACATCTTCATAGGCTGTCGATTTCGACACCTTGTAGGCTTGTTCGATGCGCTGCACGATATCGCCACTCTTTTTGCTGGGATATTGCAGCCAGTAGGTGTAATTGTCGCGCAAGCGGATGAGCCGTTCCCTGATGGGAGCGGCCACACCGTCGGCTGCCATTTCGCTGACATCGGCAAAAAGGTAGCGTTCAAGGATATCTATAGTTGCAGGTAGAGCCATATCATTACAAATCTTCGTCTGAATCCATATCCAGCAAATAGCCTCTCACTTGCTGTACAGCCAATGGGCTTCCGACATTGGCCAGTTCCAACTCTTGCTGTCGTAAACGCTTAGACGTTTCGGCTTTGGCACGGTAATAGGCTCTTGATGCGGGCGACTTGCGGTACCGTATTTCATTCCGCAATTCGTCCACATCGACATCGAGCAATACCGCCATATCTGATATGGGAGTCAGTATGGCTGCCAGTTCCTCAATCTGTTTGATTTGTTCCGTTGAAAAGTCCATCCAAGTGTATTGCTTTGTTGTTTATGATTTCTGAAAAACGCGAAAAGAGCGTATCATACACCGTCCTGTCGGTAGTAATGATTCCGCTCTCAGTTCTGTTGCCTCGTGTCTGGTTCTGTGACGTACAGATCGAGACATGCCATTTGTCGTTGGCCAGCAGAATCACCTTGCTGTGGTTCTCTGCCAAATAGACATCATCGAACACATTGCTGATGAAGGTGTACAGATTCACTGTCTTTCTGGAAGCTTTCAAGTCGGCCAACATGACCGCTCTGGTAATCTGTCCTTTTTGGCGCAAGCGGAAAATGTGCCTGAGGAACTCCTCTGAAGTAGAGAATGTCGAGATATAAATCTGTGCAGCTCCTATCTCCAGAAGAATTTGCCGGATGATATCAAACAATTGGAAACGGTTGTCCAAGTACGCCTGTAATGGTGTTTCGGACAACCGTCTTATCATGCAAGAAGAATTTTTCATTCAGCGCCCGTATCAGTCACCACACCCAGTTCTGCCAGTTCTGCCGTCTGTGCCTCGCTGATGGGAGCACCGTTGGCAATCAGGAAATCGTAGCGTTCCTGCATCTTGGCAAGCAGAGCAGCATACTTCTCGGCTGCCCCTTTATCAGCCTTCAGTGCTGCCAGCTTGCTTTTGTTGGATGACAGGTATCCGCGGGCAGTACTGATTTTGCCTGCCAAGTCTGCTGTGGTTGCGGGTTCAGGTTCGGCACCTTCAGCCGTGGTCTCTCCGGCCCGGTATGCATCATATTTCTGAAGGTTGGCATGATACTTGGTATCAGCCTCCTTCAGTTGTTTCAGGTACTCGTAGCGGTCGCAAGGCTGTGCATTCTCCATCGTCTTCAGTGTTTCGTAGAGTTGTTTGATGGAGAAATAGAGTTGCCCGGCATTGTCGAACAAAGCTTTGATTTCATCAGGCAAAGATTCGTGATCCTCCCGACGGCCTTTGGCGACAACAGCCTCTTGCGGCTTGTCATCATCGGAGTCAATCACCACTTCATGGTCATCATTCACCATTTCCTGTCGATTGTTCGCCACGGCAACTTCTTCCTGGATTGTTTTCTCTACAGCAGGCAATACCGTCTTTTCCATCCGCACAACATCCTGAATGGTCTGTCCGGCCAATCGGATGCGGAGGTGCTTCTTCAATTCATATTCCAATTTTGCTGCATAGCGAGCGGGACGAGCTGTTACGTTGTTGTAGAAAAATTGGTTTCGGTTGAGCTGCAGCAACATGGTTGCTCCAGCCACGATGTCGCGTTCATCAGCCGGAGTGTCGAGCCATTTTTGAATTTTCTCTGTAAATTTGGTATCCATTTTTATTCGGTTTTAATGAAGAAAAGGCGGCAATGCGGTCTGTGCCACATTGCCGCCTCAGACAATTTATATTAGATGAGCTGAAAAGTCCGTCATGCACTTTCGGTAATGATACTGCCATCAGCGCCGGAGATATCGCCGTCCTCAGTCTCAATCTTTCCAGTATAGAAAGGAGCCGGACATTCATCTGTCACAGAAACCTCGAGTGTGGTACCAGCTTCGCCCGTGTCACCCTGTCCGGTAGTCTGACTGGGTTTCACGGAAGTTTCGAATGCCTCATTGCCGATAACACGGAATTTTCCGTTGCGTTGCTGTACGAGGAATACCAGATCATCGTTCATGGCCATACGGCAGAAACCTGTAACGGCTTCGTCCGTTCCTGAATGAAGCAGATTGGTCTTATTGACAGAGGTCACACTGGGTTTCTCTCCTTGTGTCTCGCAAGTGACATCACTCTTGGCGGTCAACACGTCCAGTGCCAACCACTTTTTGTCAGAAGCAAGGGTAAAGTCGCCTTCGTATGTGGCAATCTTTTTCATGTCTGTACCTTCTGCATCCAATGCAGGCAATTTCGGCCACTTGACGATATTGCTTTTCTTCTGGTAGAATGCACGTCGACGGATGCCGGGAAGTACCGGTTTCCCTTGACAAAAGCCAAGGGACTGGTAAAGGTCGTTAGATACACATTCATTCATAATCTATCGTTTTAAAAGGTTACACATCAGACAGCAAGTTTACCGTCGATACCTGCCACAAACAAACGTTCTTTACTCAATGTCTCAAACTGTGTTCCGAAGAACATGGTCATGATGAACTGGAGAACGAATGCTTTGAAGCGGGCAACTTCGATATCCTCTTCTTCACCTGTCTGGTTCACACCGATAAGCACATTCTGCTTCGTGGTCAAGTGAATGAATGGTGAATCCTGCTTGTTGGCCATTGCTACCAAGGATACATTCTCGAATCCTTCAACGTAGTACTGTTTGTACTCCTTGTTGTAAGGAATGGCACCTGTTGTTGACTTGTAATCTTCGCAATAGTCGAACAAAACATGACGAGGTATGAACAGCTTGGCTTGCGAACCTTCAGTGAGGAACGGATTTGCTGTTTGGCAAATAGTTTTCAGAACATCTACAGCATTGGTTTTGTCAATGGCATCGATAGTCATGTAGTTGCCAAGTGCAGCGGACAATTTGCCAGCTGTCAATTCGGTAGCTGTGATAGTGTCCAAACCGTTGAAGAGTTCAGAAGTCTTGTTACCGTTTTCATTACGTACCGCTTTCCACAGGTTATGGTACAACTTTTCACCCACCTTTTTGGAGAGGAGTGCAACCAACTGACGGGTAATATCAGTTTTCTTCAACGCTTCACCCTTGGTGATATTGTCACCATAAATGGTCTTGTACAACTTGTTTGGAGAGAAGTTCTGTACGGCAGAACCGAAGAAGGTGTACAGTGTACGACCTTCGATTGCAGAACTGTCTTCTGCCTCACGGGTTTCGCTGTAAGGACCAAGTTCGATGTCGCCAGTCAATTCACCGACAGTCTCCGAGAAACGGATGCCAGTGCGCAGCGTCATGTGCTGCAATGCTGCTCCCAATGCCATCACGGGCATCTTCAACAGTTCTTTTCTGTACTTGCGTGCAGAGGTCTGAAGATCTTCAGGGGAAATAAGGAATTCTGCCATGGTTAGAGGTCTTTAATTTCGTCAAACATACTTGCGGCGGTTATCTTTTCACCGTTTGTGTCGTCATCGACTACGGTAGAATCTGCTCCGTCTGCCTTTTTCAGATTATTAACTTGTTCTTTCAGACTGTCAATCTCAGTCTGCTTGCTTCCGAGTTCGTCCAGCTTCTCGTTCAGTTTCTTCAACTGGTCGATGGTGACAGTCACTTCGCCAGCTTCGTTTGCCTCAAAGCCTTCGACTCCCAGAAGCTCGTTCACTTTCTTGAAATCTTTGTTCATGATTTTTTTGATTGTTTCTTGGGGTTCTTCATTCTTTTTCTCGTTGGACTGCCTCATTCCTGTAATAGCCTCCAGTATTCGGTTCAGGACAGATGTCTTGCCCGGAGTCTCATCTTCCAGATTCTCCTTGCTCTCTTCCGGCACAGGAAGAGGGGGCAATCCCAACATATTGAATTTCTCGGTATAGTCAGCCATGTTCATTTTGCCCTCATCGCCTTCAATAACTTCGTCAACGAAACCATAATCTTTTGCCTCTTGTGCAGTAAGCCAACGGGCTTCTTTCAGCACGTCCAGGATTTCTTCGACGTTCTTCCCACATTTGGCAGCATACATACTGGCGATTACACGGTCGATTTTCTCATTGTCATCCTTGTTCTTTTTCAGTTCTTCGATGAGTTGTTGCATCTGGTCGGCATTGTACTGTCCCCATGCATCCACCCAATTGCTTACTTTATGGACGAGGAACATGCAGTACTTGGAGATACAGATTTTCTTGGCTCCCATGGCAAGGATGGTTGCGGAGGAAGCGACGAAGCCATATAGATAGGCAGTCACATCGCCATGGTCGATGAACTGCTGACGGATGTCCAGTGCATGAGCAACTTCGCCGCCATAGCTGGATATGCGGACATTGACTGGCTTTCCTTTCAGTTCTTGCAGCTTGGCCTGACAATACTGTTTGGAAAAGCCCCATTTTCCGATGTAGTCATTGATGTTGATATTGTACGTCATAATTTCAATTTTGACGCAATATTAACACCATTACCTTATATAATAAAAGACTTAAATCACGGTCAAAGCGGGATGGGTGGAGGTGAAAGTGACGGTCATTTCAGTGTCTGATACACCTGATGGAGTGTCAGGCATCGTGTTTTTCTGTGTCACCATGGGATAAGGACGGCCGGAGGTACCGACCAGAAATTCTTTTCCTTGCACAGTGGTTGCAAGGAAAATGAGTTTCCGGTTTCCGACCTGACACTCTTCCCGGAGGTGGCAGGTCAGTTTGGTCGTGTACATTCGTACTTTATTCTCTATTTTGTCCGAAAATTCAAGTGCAGAGAGTCCGACGATACATAAATTCTCCCAATTGACGGTAGCAGACAGTTGGCACGTACCCTTGCGGATAAATGCAAGATTGATGGAAGAGGCATCCGCAATACGGACACTTTTGATGTGGTGCAATATAGGTTTCATATCTTGATATTGTGCGCATCTGTGCGCATCTGTTCGGTGTTGTTCAAAATCGGGTTTCTCATCCGATTGTTTTTCTGTAAAAAAGTCACTAATTGATACCCCGTTTGGCGTAAGCCTTGCGCATACGGTAGTATTTCTGCCGGACAGTCTCGACATAGTCGATGCCGATGCCGTGCATTTCGCACCAGGCGGCAATCTGTCCGTTCACTCCCCGACGGCCGGGTGTCAGGTCGCCCATCTCGTGCCACAGGTTGCGGCGGAAGAGGTCCTCGATGCATTCCACTACAGCCTCTTTGCCTGCCTGTCCCATGTAGTTGTAGATGGCAGGATCCTTGGCTTTGCTTTCCGGTATGCAGATGGCAGTGAGGGAAGCATCTGCCAGTTGGGGCTTGGCGTCCACTGGCAGTTTCTGCAGG